CGGAGTAGAGGGCAGCGTGCCTGATCCGGTGTTGACGATCTGCGCTAGTCCAGCCAGCAGCCCATAGACGTAATTCTCCACGCCGGTCGCGAAGTCGAGGAACTTGGTCGCCGTGAAAGGATGGCCTTGGAAGCTAAAGCTGCTCTGTCCGCCCGGCAGTCCGCGCCCAGCAGCGATCGAGGTGGCAATGCCGGTGATCTGCGCTTGATCAGCCGGCGTAATGCTGTAACTACCGCTGACAGCCGGCGCTTGCGTGCTAGTCACAGCGAGGGGCTGTTGCAGGAAGATCGGCACCCACTGCGCGAGCAACACATCATAGAGATCGGCGGTCGCGGCGATCTTGGTGGTCACTCCGCCCGCCTCAAGCCATGCTTGATACTCGGGATCGTTGGCGGGAACATAGGACATGGCAAGCGAGGAATAGACTTGAGTCTGATCGCCGCCGACCTGCCAATACCAGTTTGAGACGTTGTAAGGGATCAAACGTAGACACTCCCGTTAGAGGTTGTTCCGGCGACCGAGCCGGGGAGGAATGAGACACCCGCTCCGTTCGTGCTGATGGTGGAAAGGTCATTGTTGAGGAATTTCGGTCCGGTAGCGGCACCGACGAAGTTGGCACCTCCGGCGATCACCAAACCACGATCAGTCGAGACGAATCCGGTGGAGAATGCCGGCGTGCCGGTGAGCGTAATCGTCGTACCGGAAATCCACACCGCGCCGCCTTGTCCAGCGGAGATGTGGCTGGGGGCGCCACCCGTGATCGAATAGGCACCCGTCTGGTTGGTTGTTACCAGTCCGCCATTGCTGGCGTTGATCTGAGCAGCGCCACAAGTGCCGAAGACCAAATTGTTGATGCTGACGTAAGCACCGTACCCGGCAATCAGACCAAAGCCGGTCAGACCACTCCCTGTGGCCGTCAAAGTCATGCCCGTCAAAGCGATGGGTGGACCGCCGAAAAAGGAGAGCGCATTGCCTGTCGTCGCGGCGATGGTGACGAGTGACGCATTGGCATTGCCAGCGATAGTGATACCGTTCCATCCAGCCGCACTTTCGCCAGCGAGGAAGTTACCGCCGGCCACCGTGTATGTGCCATTGGCAAGCTGGATCGTCGCCACATATCCATTACCGTCGTATTGCGTCGTCGCTGTATTCCACGCTTTCGCGAGAGTGGCGAAAGGCGAACCAGAGGTCAGCCCGGAATTGTTCGTGTCATTGCCTGACGGCGACACATAGAACGTGGTGTTGCCCGCTGCCTTCTGGCGAATGTTGTTGGTGAACACCACATTGCTGAGTTGCGGCAGCTTCCACGGGATGAATGACGAGGGGGAATAGGCCGTGATCGCCGAATTGGTGATCGAGGTCATGCCGTTGTTGACCTGGATCACCCAAAGCCCGATCCAGCCATTGTCCACCGAGGGTGTGGTTTGCGTGCCGGTCGCGGCTGGTGCACCGGCCTTTAGCTGCAAGCTGACGAGTTGCTGTCGGACGGTGTTCTGCGGTGTGCCGGAATTCGATGGGCCACTGAACGGCTGGTTAGGGTTCGCCGCGTTGTAGTACGGCAGGACAACCGGAGTGCCATCCTGTTCGACGAAGGTGGCTTCGATCAGATAGTTGGTCGACCAGCCACTCGTGCTCGGCGCGGTGAGCGTGAAGTTCTGTGGCGCATCGAGCGTGCCGACTTTGACCAACTGGTTGCTGTTGCTCGCTAACGAGCCGTAGCCCAAGGAATCGATCACTTGGTTAGAGAAGATGCACCCTGGATCAACGGTGACCTGCATCGAGGCGGGCGTGGTCTGATGGCAAAGAAGGCCATCGGCGCAAGTGCCGGTGCCCATAGTGGCCTGTGCCAGCCGACCCAGGGCGACCATCACGTTGCGATTGGTGTTCAGGATGTCGACATCCTGCGGAATGCTGGCGGGATAAACGATCGTTCTTTGCAAAGGTGTTCGTCCTGAATGAGGCTTGGCTATTTACTGGTGATCGCTGTCCAACCTACGGTCGCGGCGGGGAGCGTCGCGACGATGGTGTTGTACACATCCTCCGCGCTGACCGCGGCTTCGATCATCGGCGGTGCGGCATACGCGATGCTGCCGATGCCGTATCCCACTGGCGATGGAACGTTGTTCGCGACATCGCCGTACGGGCCAAAGCCGGCGACCGAGATCGGCGAGGTGATCGGTAGGAAGGCGTGGATGAAACACTGATAGGGCAGCACCATCGAGCCGTAACCGCCGGTGGTGTTGTATGCATAATTGCCGGTGTTATACGCCCCAGTGTCCTGAATGCGGCGTGGCTCGAAGATGATCGGCGCGATGCCCGTGAGGTTCGTGAGAGCTTGGCTCAGGGCAGGGCGAGTGCCGCGGACTTGTAGGATAGCGGCTTGGATGCGCGCACGATACTGAGCGTCCGTCTCGGAAGCCCGCCGCGGGAAGTTGCCAATGAAGTCCGCGGCGATCAGATCAAGCCATTGCTCGGTTGCCGTGGCGATGCGGGTTTGGAGCTGAAGATACTTGGCGCGATCATATGCCCACGCCCACATTGCGCTGAGACCCGTGAGCACGGCATTGAGGATCGGGGCGTTATCGGGAAACCAGCCGACCGGCAGCAGCTTACGGAGACGGGCAACGAAGTCGTTTTGGTCGCCGGTTGCCATGTTAGTTGATGACCACGCTGCCGGCGGTGATGACCTGACCCGGCGTGGTGACCAGATCGGCCGAAGCACCATTCAGGGTTAGCTGGCTGACGTTCTGCACGCCGGCCACCGAGTCGTAGATGACTTGCGGCAAGCGGCTGAAATAGAGATCCTGGCCTACCGCCATTGCGTTGAGATAGCTGGAAACGGCGTTTGTGACTGGGGTAACCAGTTGTGTCCAGGTGTAGCCAGGGGCCGGTGTGAGGGTGAACACGACATTGGCCGGCACCACAGTCGGCGGAAACAAACTGTAGCTGATGGTTGCGCCGCGATAGAGTTCGATCTGGCTCGCGACCTGCGACATCAGCGTGGCAGAGGGATTGTGTGAGCCATCATCGACGGTGATCGTCATGTGGCCCGGCAGCCAGTTGCCAGCCGCATCGACATTCTCTTGGATCGTGTAGCTGATGCCTTGCTCTAGCGACGAGATCGCGTAGCCAACTGCCTGCAAGGTCGCGCGGGAAAGGCTCTGGATATAACTGACGAAGCGGAGGCGGAATGCGGCATCCGACTCGGCATTGCTGCCATTCGTGAAAGCTGCCGCATTGGTCACGGTATCGACACCGCTCAAGCCCGAGCCGAGCAGTCCGACCATGCCAACGCCGACGTTGCCGATACTCCCCGCCGTGAGGCATTGCACCGGGATATTCGCCGAGCTTGTGTTGGCGGGAATGACGTACGCGTTGGCCGTTGGTGACCAGAATGAGTTTGTCGTGTCTTGGATGACGGCAAACGTGGTCTGGTTATCGACCGTTGTGACTTCCGTGCCGAGCGGGATGGTGGCGGCATTGGTCGCGGTGAACCGGGCAAACGTCACCAATCCCGATGCGGTAGTCGCGGGTAAGCGATAGAAGCCGAAATCGGCGCCGAAGGTATCGCAATCCGTCCCGCCGCTCGTCGCCAGTCGTGTCGACAACAGAATGTTAAAAAAGACACTCTGCATCCACAAACCGATCGCGCTATTCGCTTCGAGGATCGCGCGCAGGACGCTGCCCGGCGTGAGGTTCAGGAGGGGCGTCGCTGCGCTCTGAACCGCTGTGGCCGCATCGCTCAAAAACGCCGAGAAGGTCTTCAGGTTGAGTTGCAAGGGGATACGCCTCTAGTCGGCGTATTTAGAGGTTGCGCCTCCCTAAATTAGCGCATGACCACTTTCCAATTCGTCGTGGCAGTCCTGACCGCGCTCCCTGGTGTGTTGACCGGAATCGTTTCGCTGATCCACAGCATCCGGACAAAGCAGCAACTCAGGTCCAAAGGCGTCCTGTGACGGGCTTCCGGCTCAATCGGGTCGGGAACACGTCCATCGATCGCGGGTAATTCTCCCAGGAGCGCAGCACTTCCGGCAGATCATAAACGCGCTCGCAGCGTTGGGCCGCATCCTCGAAACCGTACTTATTCAGGACTTCGCTCAAAGCGGGAGGGGGCGGGAAACGCGGTTTCACTAGGTTCCCGAAATCGGCAGGGTGAGCACGGCGCTCTCGCCAGTGTCGGCGTCTACGTACTGAATCGAGGCGGTGACGACATCGTTGTAAAGCGGCGGGACGTTGACCGCTGGTGGTGGGTTTTGGCTGACCGCATCTTCCAACCGCATCTGTTCCCGGATCGCGCCTTCGATCAGCTTGGGATACGCCGGGTTACCGAGATACATCGGTAATCCTGCACCGTAGTTCAGTTGCCAGATATACTGTCCCTGGCTTGTCATCAATCGCCGGATCACGCGCTCGATGCCGAATTGCGTGCCGTCGCTGACGGCGAGATCGCCCGTGGTGCTCACGGTCAGATCATTCCGGTACATGTGCTGAATATCGGCCATACCAATATCTATGCTGGCGGCGTCATATCGATCGACGGGATGTTGATCGAGCAGTTCAGACAACGACCGGCCGCCGCGATGATCGTGGAGATCAGACTGCTAAGCTCGGACGCCCATTGCTCAAGTTGTTGCAGATACTTGGTGTAAGGCTGGATGTATTGCTGCTGAAAGTTCTTGATCCAGGCGATGACCGAGCCGAGATCGGTCGGCGCAACCAGCAACTGAGCGAGTTTGCTGATCTGCTCTTTGACCGCCGTGACCGCGGCTTGCAAATCCGCCATCAGGCTGTTGACGAGGCTCTGTATCTGCGCGCACGGACCGTTCGCTTGGATGTTGTCAGCCACCGCATTGATCTGCGCTTTGGCATTGGCGAACCATTGGTCGTTGATGAGTGCGGTATCTTGAGGCTGAGACATGGGCGTTATCCAATATTGGTGATGATTCCGGATTGCACGGTAACCGTCTCGCCCGTAGGGGTCGGGAAACTACCCGTCGCGCCGGTTGCTACTGTCAGATTGCCAGAGGTATTCACGACGGGGGTGACAAGCTGGATGCTCGATGTCGCGGTAATGGTGACCATCGCGTGACCATCGATGGTCACGCTCCCATCGTTGTTCAGTTTGAT